CGACGAAGAAGGCGGTGAGTGGTGCCACAAGTGAACAAGACGTATAACCGCGCGGTCGCGATTACCAAGTCGGACACCGTCAATTTCGACGGCAGCACTTACTCCGCGAATCCCGACACGAAGGCCATCACGGCCGAGGCGGTGTACTGCGGGGGGGCTGGGGTGGTGGTTGCGGTGTTTCCTGATGGGTCCACGGGGAGCTTTACAGTCACGGCCGGGCAGACGTTGCCGCTCACGACGATTCGCGTCAATAGCACGTCCACCACGGCCACGCTGATGTTGGCGCTGTATCAGGTGTAGCGGTGACGGTGCAGGAACTCATCACCGCCTCACTCCAAGACCTGCGGGTCATTCAAACGGGAGAGACGGTGAGCGCCGATGATGCTGCGTTGGGGCTCTCACGCCTCAACGACTGGATTAACGGGCTTGCGACCGAAGACCTCACGGTCTTTACGATTCTCCGGACGACGTGGACACTCTCAACGGCAGCCTCCTACACCATTGGGACCGGCGCGACAGTGAATGTGGCGCGGCCGACCGGGCCGATGGCGATTGAGAACATCGGGTTTCAGGACACCAGTGTCAGTCCGACACTGGAGTACCAGCTCGGTCCCGTCCTGACGGTCGATGCCTATGCCGCGATTGCCCAGAAGGCCCTGACGTCGGTCTATCCGCAAAACTGGTATTACGACCCGACGTTTACGAGCGGCTTCGGCACGCTCTATCCCTACCCCGTGCCCACAAGTGCGACCCTGGAGGGCGTCATTTACACGCAGTCTCCCGTCGCAGAATTTGACGCCATCACCGACACGATTGCGCTCCCCCCTGGCTATCGACGGTTCCTCCGTACCGGCCTGGCGATGGAGTTGTCCTCGGCATTTGACGCGGGCCTCTCGCCCGCGTTGCAGCTCGCGGCCGTTGAAAGTAAGGCGGACGTGAAACGCGCCAATATGCGGCTGCGCGACCTGGGCTGTGGCACGGCGGGCGTGCTCTTCGGGCGCGCGGGCAATATTTACAACATTTATTCGGACACCTAATGCTGTATCCCGGCTTCATTTCTGGCTCCTACGAGCTACAAAGTCCGTTGGCGGACATGGAGCGGACGGTCAACTGGTATCCCGAGCAAATTGCGAGTGCGGCCATCCCCTGGGGCGCGGCGCTCTTTCCGACGCCGGGGCAAGACGAGTTTCTGACGGTTGGCACGGTGAATACCCGCGCGTTGTTTTCGATGAATGGGCGCGTCCATGCGGTCGTGGGCGGCACGCTGTATGAGATTTTCGCCGGGGCGACGGCGACGAGTCGCGGCACGATGCTGCAAGACCCCAACCCGGCGAGTATTGCGAGCAATGGCGATGCGGGCGACGAGCTGCTCATTGCGAGCGGCACCAACGGGTATCTTTTGGACCTCTCGACCAACGGCCTCTCGACGGTGCTGACCGGGGACTGCGTGATGGCCGGCATGTTGGACGGGTACTTCCTGGCCTTTGACACCGCCACCTCGACGTTTCGCATCAGCGACCTCAATGACGGGACGACCTGGGACGCGACCCAGTACGCGCAGCGGTCCATTGCCCCTGACCCGTGGCGGGCGATGGTCGTGGACGGGAGTCGGCAGATTTGGCTGATTGGCGAGCAGACGGGCGAAGTCTGGTATGACAGCGGCGCGAGTCCGTTCCCGTTCGAGCCGGTGCCCGGTGCCGTCTTTGGCTACGGCACCCCGGCCCCCTGGACGGTGAAGCTCGTGGGCCGACTGATGTGCTGGCTGTCGCAGACGTCGGACGGGGCCGGGATTGTCGTGGGCGCACAGGGTCTGGTGCCGGAGCGCATCTCCACCAACGCCGTCGAGACGGCCATTGCGGGGTATCAACGGACGTCGAAGATTACCGATGCCGAGGCACTCGTCTATGAGATGGACGGCCATACCTTTTATGTGCTGACGTTTCCGGCTGCGAATGCAACATGGGCGTTTGATGTCACGACCGGGGTGTGGCACGAGCGCGGGATGTGGGACTCGGCGGCTGGGGATTACGACCTCTGGAGTCCGCGCGTCCACTGTTTCGGCTTCTCGAAACATCTGGTCGGTGACCGGACAAGTGGCCTGATTTGCACGATGGATACGACGACGACGACCGAGTGTGACGGGTCGGTGATTCGGCGTCTTCGCGTCCCCCCGCCGCTCTGGCGCAGTCCTGGGGTGCGTCGTCTGTTTGTGTCGCGGTTCCAGCTCATGATGGAAGTCGGGCTCGGCACGGCGACCGGGGATGGCGTGGACCCGCAGGTGATGTTGCGGTCCTCGACGGACGGCCAAACGTGGTCGGATACGCGGCAGGCGGCTGCGGGGAAACAAGGGACGTATGGGACGCAGGTCGTCTGGACGCGGCTGCCGTCGAGTACGCATTTATGGGTGCCGGAGGTGACGGTGACGGACCCGATTCCGTGGCGGGTGATGGGGGCTGAGGTGGATGGCCGTGGGCTCTGGGCACAAGCCGCCTGATGGCGTCGTCGCTTGCGCCGACCCCGGAATTCGTGGTCGAGCGCCCGGTGCGCGCGCAGTCGATTACCGGCCGCGTGACGCAGGCGATGCGCTACTGGCTGCTCTCGCTGGCCGACCGGATCAACCGGACGCCCGAGGTGCGGCAGACGGTGACGCTGACGGGGCAGTCGGCGTCGATCGCGGCCACGACCATCTCCGTGCTGTCGTTGCCCGAGGGCGTATATCGCCTGAGCGCGGCGGCACGGGTGACGACGGCCGCGACGACGAGCAGCTCGTTGACGCTGACGTTTGGGTGGACCCAGGCGGTGGCGTGTACGTCGTCCAGCGCGGCGGTCACCGGGAATACGACGGCGACGACGGCCAGTTTTTCAGTGGTGGTGCGCGCCGATGAAGCGTCGAACGTGCAATACGCGACTACGTATGCCTCCAGCGGAGGGACGGCGATGGTCTATCGGCTCGATGTGATTCTGGAGCAGGTGTTATGACGGCGGTCGGGCAAGATTTTGCTCGTGGTCGATTAGGTGGGCTAGTCGCGCCAAGTCCAACATTTCCCACTGGGGGATTTGGATCGGCCGTATCAGGAGGAAGCATGGGACCACTAGCGTTACTGGCTACCCCCGGCGGTGCCGCCCTCGCTGGCTCTGCCGTGTCAGGATTATTTGGCTTACTTTCAGGGCGCAGTCAGGCCAAGGCCACGAGGGAATCGTCACGCATCCAGGCCCAAGCGGCACTGGCTGCGGGCCGACGCCAACAAGCCATTGCTGATGCCCAGCTAAAATTCGCGCGGCAACAGGCTATCCGCGATGAGGACATGCACTACGCGGCTCAGGAGGCCAACTGGGAGATGGAGCGCGCCCGTGAGCGTCGGCGCTTTGGGGAAACGGGCGATGAGCGGCTGGCACAATTTGCTCTGGCGCGACAGCTGGGACGCATGGGGTACGGTGAGCGCGCCGCTGACCGGTTGAACACGCGCGAAGAACTCCTCGCTGGGCTCCGGACGGATCAGGCGCGTCGTGCCCTGCGCCAAGAGCGCGTCGGCTGGCTCGGTGAGATGCTCGGTGCGCCGACCCCGGCCGGAGGACGCAGGATTGCTGCGCTGCGGGAACCAGGGGCGCTTCGGCAACCGGAGTGGGTGCCCCTCCCCGACCCGCGACAAACTGCGTTTGAATATCCCGAGTATGCCCAGCCGGTGCGTCGTCCGTGGGGAGACGCCCCGCTGACGTCCGCTGATGTCGCCCAGCGGCTCGGCGGTCGGGTCCAGCCTGGCGTGCCGTCGCTCGATCCGGCCCGTGATCGAGCGTCCTTTGTCGCGTAGGAGTGCATGATGGCGTTCGATGCGTTTGACCAGTATGAAATGACCCCGGCGTCCTCGCCACAGCCGAAGCGCGGCGGTACCAATGGCTTTGAGCAGGGTGAACCGGCGAATTTAACCCCGGAGGATCATCTGTCGTACCAGACGTGGATTTTGGAAAACCCCGGCGAGGAGGAGAACGCCTCGGTGTCGCTGGAGTTTGATACCCGGCAGGCACGGGCGCAGGGGGCACCTGGGCCGCTGGTGACGCAATACCATGCGGAGACACAACGAGAGGGGGACGCCGCGCGTGACCCGGCTGACCTCGCGCAGGCGTTCATTATCGACCGGGACAAAGGGAGCTGGGAGCAGCGCCTGCGGCAGGAAGCGGCTACAGCCGGGGTGCCGTATGATCCCTCGGACCTGGACGGCGTCATCCGCAATTTTAGTTATGCGGCGAATGCGGGCCAAGACCCGCAGCGGGCGATTGACGTACAGATTGCGAACTATCAACAGCGCGCGGTGTCCGGCGGGCCTCGGGAGGCCGGTGGTTATGATACGCGCTGGGCCGATGATGACCCGCGCCGGTTTGCGGGTGCGCCGCCGCCTGGGTACACCGGGCGCGACTGGATGCCTCCCACACCGGCCCAGCCGCCGCCTCCGCCGCCAGTGCCTCCTGCCGTCAGCCCAGGCGCAGGTGCTGGCCCTGACGCGGCCTTTACGCGAGCCACGCCGACGAGCATGACCGGGGTACAGAGCCTGATGGGGCCGTGGACCGGGACCGCGCCGACGTCCCCGACCGTGGCACCCTACGGTTTTTCGCCTTACGACGCTCCCCCGCCGTACGAGACCGCCACGCCATATGTGCCTGGTGCGTATCAAGCACCCACCTACGCGCCCGCTACCCCCTTCGTGCCGCCGACTGCTGCACAAGCGGCCGCCGAGCCCGGCTACCAATTCGCGCTTCAGCAAGGGCAGGACGCGCTGGAGCGGAGTGGAGCGGCGAGGGGGGTGACGAATACCGGCGGGACGCTCCGCAATATCCTGGACTACGGGCAGCAAGCGGGCGCGCAGCAGTACGGCAATGTGTATAACCGCGCGGCCAATACCTGGGGGATGAACGAGGCGGCACGGCAAGCCGCGTTCGGGCTCAATGCCCCGCAGCAATTCCAGGGCTGGGCCGCGACTGAAGCGGGACGGCTGGGCGCGTATCAGATGACCGAGGCCGACCGCGCAGCGGCGTACGCGCAGAATGAAGCGAACCGCGCGGCGGCGGCACAGTTCAATCTCGCGGGCGGTCAGCAGGCGTGGCAGACCGAGGCGGGACGGCAACAACAGGACTACGCCAACCGGTATCGGCAGTGGACGGACCAGTATAACCAGTGGCGGCAGCAGGGACAGGACCGCTTTAACGAGCAGTGGATGCTCGCGAATGCCTAACTATGGCTTTTGAATATCGACCCTACGCTAATCCGTACGTCGGCTCCATGATCGACCTTATGGGGCGTGGTGAAGAAGCACGCAGCCGGGCCGAGCTGAGCGCGGCGGAGATCGAGGCGGGCGCGCAACGGCGACTCGGGGATATTACGGGCGCGCAGTGGAGCGGCCTCGGGCAAACTATCGGTCAGGGCATGGACGCCTACGTCACCGAGCAGCGGGAAGCCCCGATCCGAGCGGAGGAGGCTCGGCTTCGCGCCCTGAATATAGCGGCGGCTGAGACGCAGGCGGAGCGAGCCGCTGTGCTAGCAAGGCGAGAGGATAAGGATTACGACTTAAAAGAACAGGAGCGGGCATACGGAAGAACCTTCGACAGGATCATAGCGGACGCTGAGCTTGCGGTTGGGAATGATCCAGACAACAGAGAAGCGTATCGTGATCGTGTGCGCGAACAAATCGCCCAGTTTGGACTACCTGCTTCGTACGGGACTGACTTTAATGAGATGGTGCAGGCGGACGAGCTACATGCATCCAATCTGGCGAAGGATCAGGCTCAAATAGAGGCGGCTCAGTCGCGTGGGGCCTCTGATGCGGCCATTCTTGAACGGGCTGAGCGCAGAGATGAATTTTTCGATGCGATAAAAACCACAGCAGACGAGTTTGGCTACAACAGTCGTGAAAACAGGGCGGCACGTGCGAATTACTTCGCGTTTATTGGGGAGGCAGACCCAGTCAGAGAACATGCGCGCGCTGTAGAACTGGCGAACATACAGGCATCGTCTAGACCAGCTTCTCGTGCCCAAAATGTTGCTATAGAGAACCTCAAGGGGGCGATGCGTGTCTTCCTTAGAACGGGAAATGAGGGCGGCCTGCTGCAAGCACGACAAATGGTAGCGGACACTGGTCTTAACCCTGAAAATGTGGAGGCAGAGATTGCAGCAGGGCTCGACGCTGAGGCAGTTACTGCCTATCGTCGAGCGAATCCGTT